TCCCACCATTTCCCAGTCAATACTTAATGAAGTAATCCAAGCTGTAAGGAAAGCAATCACAGAATATAGAGCCGTTATAGTTCGGATTTTTTATATAAAAACTATTATTCAGATACGCACAAACGCTCTCAATGGTTGAATAAATAGCATTTTGGATTAAAAAATCTTCTCTTGCTTCAATCCTTTTCGCTTCGCCTTCTGTAACCTCGTAAGAATAGCCTTTTGTATATTGTGTTGATGTTTCAGCACAAAGCCATGTACCGTTTTCTTGAGGCATTTCCGCCTGGATAAAATCGTATTCGTTATTTAGTTTTACTGAAAATAAATCTATCATTAGAAAGGCCTTATTCCTGTTAGTCTTGTTGCCATAAATTGCATTTCATCCTCTAATGCATAGCGTATTGCATCTATCAGGTGGTTGAACGCGTCTACTGGTTCGTCATTTATGAAATCACCATTTTTATCTCGTTTGTACTGATAGTTTTTAAACTCTGCAATGGCATTTGTGCAGCTTGGATGTATAACTATTTTTTCAAACTGCTGCATATACTTTAATCCGCTTAGAACGCTTCCTTTACCTTTTTTAGCTGCAACTGCGTTAATCCCAAGACTCTGAAATTCCTGTACACTTTTCGGTTCTGCGCTATCACAAATTACACGTTCTTTTGTGATATATTGCTTTACCTGTTCCGCACTGTCTTTATTCAAGAGTTTTGTTTGATAAATTTCATTGCAGATATAAAGTTTATTTTGCTCTATCGCACACTCAACAAACGCAAACGGGTCATTGGAAAAACCCCAGTCAATCCCGTAACGATATTTTGAAAACCTGTTTTTGTCAAAGTCTGCAACCTCAAAGTTTTCAAATACAAGCCCTTCTGCGATACCTAATTCACCGAGCCCGTAAACTCTCCAAAAATTATTGTCACCCTTTCTCGCTTCAATACTATTGATTATAGTTTGTTCCAAAAAAGGGTTGTCTTTGTAGGTTGATAGTATAAGTTTTGCTTTTTCCGCTTCATCTTTAAAGATTTTTTCGTGAACCCAAAATTCATTTGTGGGGTTATAATCAATAAAGATATTATTTCTAGTTCTGATAAGCAGCTGTTCAACAATATTGTAATGCAGATGATTTGCTTCATTCAAGTACAAATAATCACGTCTGCCGCCATGAGCTGAACCAAGCTTATCAAAAGATAAAAAAGCTATTGTTCCTTTTCCTGCGGAAAATATTTTGTCTGATGATTTATAATGCTTGTAAAAATCTATGCCAAATTGATTACAAACAGAAGGCATATCATTTAACACACCCTGTTTCAAGTGAGGAACAGACAGCCCCACTATGTCGATTTTTACTTTATATTTTAATGCAATTGTTACAAGCAATTGAAGGATAGAAAAAGTTTTTGTGCTTGATGTCCCGCCCTGGTTAATTATGTACCTGAAATTCTCTTTTAAAGCACCCGCATTTTTTCTAAAAACAGGTGATAACTTTAACATCAGATATCCTCTATTAGTTCTTTATCTTCTTCTGAACCAACAACAACATTAATACCTTTTGCAGAGATTTCTTGTTTATCAACAGGCTTCTCGCCTAAAGTATCTCTTATTGCAAGATATGCCGATACATCGCCTTTGGTTGCCTTTTTTATTAAAGCTGTTGTTATGGACATATCGTTTTGTTCGCCTGTGTCCTCATCAGCAAGCAGCAATGCTATTTCAAGCAGCTCTTTTAGCTTCTTCCTCTCCCGTCTAACTTCGCCTGATTTGATACCGCCCATTTGCGCTATTTTTCTCTGTTCTTCCTTTGTTAATTCATTAAAAGGAATTAAATTTTTATCAGTTTTACGCTTCTTTTTTTTAGCCATAAAATCACCTGATATATAATCCTGTTTCCGTTGCAAGCGGTGAGCCTGCAATGACATTTACCTTTATCCCTCGCCCCTGCGCAAATGCAATCCACTGTTCTAAGCATTCTCTTTGTTTTGTACGCTTTTCATCTGCACAGTCGAAGTCACATCCCGCAAAAAGAATCTCCTCATATCCTTTTAAAATCGCATAAGCTAACATGTAACTCATTGAAGATGCAAAGTAGCGGTGCTTTTCAATCGTCCTTCCTTCAACCGGAATCCGGCGAAGCTTATACACTTCCTCAAACGGGAAGTTGGCTTGAGTAATAATACCTTCGATTTTTTCTTTTTTGTGCAGGTCAAACCACAAATCATAACGCTTGAATTTGTCTTGATGATGGTTTAATCCCCAGACCTCATAATCAGAATCCCAGTCAAAGTTTTTTAGAGATTCGCCTACACCTAATATTGCTAATTTTTCCATAATCTAAAAAAAACAGGGTGAATAATATGACGAAATGAGGGATGTTCACCCTGCATAACTGCATCTACATAGTTGAGTAGTTTGTATGTATTGTATTTAGGATTTCGTATTGTCCGTTGAAGTTTTTACGTGTTTGTTCGTAAATCGGGTTACCTTTAATATCTTTTTTGCGTGTTTTAAGAAAATCTCCATAAAAAACGTTTTGATTTGAGAAAGAGCCTTGTTTTGTATTGTTCTTTTTGTGTTCAATTCTTCTGATAAAACGCTCTTTTTCAGTTTTTGCACGTGCACCGATAAAACACGAAGTCTTAAACATTGTCTTTGTTTTGTGAAATATCCTTGCAACAGGTGTTTTATTTATGCCACAATACGCAAATTCAAGCCATTTAGAACCTAATTTATATACACAATCAGGCTCGTACAGTTCATTGTTCAGTACCAGCAAAAGGACGCTCCTATCCTACCCCGTATTGTAAAAACATCTACTGACAGCCGCCGTTATTTCAGGATATTTAAGACTGCCCCATTTTTTACCGGGCTATTGTTATTATAGCAAATTATTTTGACCTGTTTGGGTCAACTTTTAAAACAAATTTTGTATTTTGGCAATAGCTGCTCCACTTATTAATGAAGCTCTATTTTTGACATTAAACACATTAAGCAACTCTTTTACTTTTCTTTTTATACTACTTTCAGAATACCCTATTTTATCCGCTATCTGCTGGTTTGTGCTGCCGCTAATCAATTCCTCTAATATAACTTTTTGTTCTTCCGTAAGCTTCATAAAATCTCCTCAATAAGCTAAAAAATAAACCAGAGCGAGCGCGTTTTTGAACACGCCCATTTCGTTGTTATTTTTGTCTAAAAACTTATATCCTTTTCGCAGCCATTCAAGATGTATTGCCGGATTGTTCAAGATAAAATCGTGCCAGTATTTTGTTTCAGTTCTTACAGGAATCAGCATACATGTTGTATTACCTTCTTGCTGTTCTTTGAATGCTTTTTCTATCCACTTTTTGCATTCATTGAATGGCGGGTTGCACCAGTTGTATTGCTTCCATTCAGCTGTGAGCCCGTCTGATTGGCCCTCTATAAAATAATTATCTGCTGGTACGTTCTTTTCAGAGCAGCACACATCACAGCCAAATTTGTCTATGCCGAAAAACTTCAAAGCTTTTTCGTAGAGTTCCGGTGGGGTTTTGTAGTCGTTCGAATTGTATTTGTAGTTGTATTTCATGTTATTTAGAACCTTTTACAATGAAGTTAAGTAATAATTTATTGTGTTGATTGTTTTTACAGTTGCTTTGTTGTGTGCAAGCAGTGTCTGAATTGGGTATTCACTCAACCCCATGTCTAATGCGAGCTCATAGGTCGAGATTTTTCGCTGCTGTTTTAGCTTTTCAATTTTCTTTGCTATTTTTGCGGCATCTTGAGAGCTTGCGAAGACATGCATTATTCTTCTCCTTTCGCCTTGCGGATGATGTCGAGGATATCATCGCAAATAACCAGAGTTGAACCTGCGTACTTAATGTGTGTTTTATCTAATGTTACAATCTTCTCAATCTCATCAAGGGCTTGCTTGAGTTTTTGGTTTTCTTTTTCCAATTCTTGCAAGCAATACTCGTTTGCATCAGCATTCTTTTTAGCTAGGTTAACAACTGTTTCGTATTTAACATTTAACTCTACGATTTCATTTGATACCTCTTCACACTCTTTTTCTTTGCGTTGGAGCTGTTTGAAGTAGCAGGCGCCTTTATCTATACAGCTATCGTAAGTTTCTATTACATCAGGAATATTGCAAATACCCTGGTCATAATATTCACACCCACTCACATCCACGCCATCAATTATTATTTCTTTTTTATCTGTCATTCTCTGCCTCTTTCTTTAGCCAATTTTTGTAGGGTTTTTCATAGTCTTGTTTACAATTTGAGCATGTTATAGAACCAAAAATCTGATTGCAAAATACGCAATTTGTATATATTCTCAACCATTCCGCCATCTCGTCAAGGCTCATGGCTTTTATTCGTTCGTAGTTAGTTGTCATTGTTCCACTTCCTTCCTAAGTTAAATCCAATCATCATCGTTGTTTAAATATTTTTCGGTCTGTAGCCAAGCAACGGTAACAATAATCAGTATCAAACCTAAAATTAATTCCATCACTTTACCTCCTGTGTCTTTAAGATTTGCAGGATTTTTCGTCCTATATCTGCACGACCACCTTCTTTGCACCAATGGCAATCTATGTCTTTATCTGCATCTTTACAATTACAAATATCTACAGCACTCTTACATAGCTCTACAATCTGCTTTATCTTGCAGTCTGTACGGTCTTTGCAAAAAAAATCTTTATGATGGCAAGACCTCTGATAACATCCATTTTCAACCACATCATCATTTATCAATGCTGGACAGCATTTTACTATGTATTTAGTCATCTTCCAGAATCCTCTTTACTTCTGCTTTGTCGAGCACAGTTAATGCGTTCCATACCATTTCAGCCAGTGCATCTTCAAAGGTTAAATCTGTATGTATGTACTGCCATTTATCAGTATTCTTAATTGGCTCAAAATAAAGATTTAAGCTTGTTGGTATTTCCTTAAATAACAGCTTAATCAGCTCCAGTTGCTTGGTGGAGGTGAAGGGTGGGTAAAGAAACTCCTGTTTTTCTTGCATTTCTTCACATTCTTTTTCGCACCATTTTTCGAGGACCCCTAATTGAGGACAAAGACAAATTGAGCTACGTCCGCCCTTGCATTCATAATAGGTTCTTTTGTATGGTTTCACTCCCGCCACTTTCATCATTTGTTCTATGTGGTTAGTCATTTGTTATATCCCTTTGCTTTTATAGCTTCTTCTACTTTTTCCTTCATTTCTAATAATTTTTTGTATGTTTCAAAATTACTTATGTTTGTCTTGTCATTTTCTAATATTTCCCATACTAAATTAATTTGTTTTTCATACAGTTCGAGTGAAGCTCTATAAAATTGTAATTCTAATTCTTTTTCCAATTCTGACATTTGTTCTTGTGGTTTATACATTTGTCAACCTTTCTTTAATGTGTTCCATAACATACCGATATTCAGCGGGATAAGCAGCCAAAAATCCTGTGTTATTGCTGCAAGTATAAAAATGATATTTATTAGCAAAATTAGCTTCAGCTTGCTATACATACACCCACTCTGCCTCTCTGATTGATAGTTCTTTAGCCATCCTACACCCCGCTCTTAATCATCTTGATAAGACGTTCTTCGCCTATGCGCTCAATGGCTTTGACTCTGAAGTTAGAGACTAAACAATAGATTACACCTTGTAATTTGTATACTGTACTTCTATTAAATGATAAGCAGCCTTCAGCATCGAGATAATCAATGCAATACTTGTATTGTTCAGCGTTACTCCAATCAATAACCTCATCGCCGTTTAACTCTTCTGCCAGCGCTCTTAGCTCTGCTTTTGTCTTGAGGTTTTCAAGGTATTCTTCGGCTTCTTCTTTTGTTTGGAAGCAGTTGCCTTGAGAATAATCCCAGTCAGTCACTTCTTGAATTTTATTACAGTCAAACATTATACGCCCGTGACGGATTACATAATAGTCGTCATTCTTATCAGGCTTCCACCTCTTGCCCTTCTTCTCGTTTTTCAGCTTCTCAATTTCTTTGCCGAGTTCTTCGTATTTTTGTTCTAGTTCTTGTAGTTTCATTTTATCGCCTTTCTTAGTTCTACAACTGTTGTTAAATCGTGTTCTTTCAATCGTTTCATAAGCTTTTTGTATTCTTTTTCGTCTTCTATCTCGCCGTATCTGTGGATGCGCTCCATTTGGAAAACAAAGTTTTTGTAATCTTCTTTTTCGAGTGACGAGGGATAGCTCTTTGAATTTTCCATATATTTGTTAAAAAGCTTTTCTATATGACTGACTGTGTTTCTCATAAAACCTATGTAGCTCATCTGTTAGCCTTTCTTTAATGTCTTTTGTGTGATATCTAACTTGCACGTCGGAAGCTTTTGCCTTCAAATTCAAGCTTAAGTTGGCAAGTTTCATTTAATCTGTCTAATATTGCTGCAAAGTCAGGTATGTTTTTAAGTTTTTTTATCATTTCAGGATTTGCGCTTATGCCGATTGGTATTTTGTGTGAAATCAACTTGTCAACGATTTTAAAAACAACTTCAAGGCGGGTTTCTGTATATTTTTCCCGACCTATGTCATCCAACACAACAAAGTCAAATTCCAAAAGCCAGTTTAGTAGCTTTTCTTCTGCTCTTTCGTCACTTGACCTGCGCGCAGTAGAGAATTTATCCAACAAATCTGTAAGTTGTGTAAACAGACAGTTATAACCTTTTTGCATGAGCTCATTACAGATACAAGCCAGAAGAGTAGTTTTGCCGGTACCGACATTACCTATCAAGCTTAAACCCGTTGAGTTATGAGGTTTGAATGCTTTTACATAGTCGATACACTTGCTTTTCATTTCGCTTGAGTCTAGCAGAGCAAAGTTTTTTTCTTTAAATAACGGTGTCATCATTGAGTTTTTGAATTTCTTTTCTAAAATACGTTTTTTTTCTTCTTGTAGCTGTGCTTCTTTTTGCTTTTCTGCAAGCTTATCAATGCAATTGCATTGTGCCACCCAGAGTTTTTTTGTTATCCCAAGAACAGTGAAAGCTTTCATTTCATATGGCTTTCCGCAATGTTGACATTTTATAATCTCCATCCGTCTGTCTCCTTTGTATTTTGTTGCCTGAATTTATCCGGATTTTTTCTCCGGTAGTCCCAGTATGCTTTTAAACGTGCATAGTGGATATTTGGTGTATCTTTTGACCAGTTTTTTTCTTTGCCTTCGGCTATCCTTTTTGAAAGGTCTTCTATCAGCTGGCTCAACGCTTTTTCACTCAACGTGAATGCCAATAGTTTTTGATACTCTTTGTCTGTGAGATGTACATTTCTGTATTCTTGTCCGTACCAATTTTTCAAAATTTGAATGGCACTTTTTTCTTCTTCTTCATCTTCTATATTGTTATCCTTATTATCATTATTGTTTGTGTCCGTTTGCTGTACTGTTTGGTGTACCGTTTGGTGTGCTGTTTGGAATTGGTCGTAGTTGCAAACCACGATTATTAAACGATTTTCAGCATTTTTTTGCTGTATCATTTTTTCGCATTTTAAGTAATGTATGAAGCGCCTAACTTTTCCGCGGCTCCAGCCCCATCTTTCAGCCAATGCGACCTCGGAATATCCGCATTCGCCTCTTTGAATTTCAACGGTCAACCCGTTTTTGACTTTCAACAAGCCTTTTTTATGATTTGTAATGAGCAGTAGGTCAACCCAGGCCTGCCCCTTGCTGAACGGCTTGTCCTGCCAGAGGATATTATTAAGTATTTTTCTGTGTATACTTATCCAGCCGCTCATTTTTCACCTATTATTGTTTTTGTTTGAACGTCTTTCGGATGTCCGAATTTTTTAACCAGTGCTATTACGTATTTTTTCATCTGGCATTTGTATCTTGTGCCTTTAAAATATTCGCTGTACTTACAGCCGTCGCACACGCAGCCTCTGTCCAGGCATTCCTTTGCCGACATTGTCCATCTTCGTAATATTGTTGGTTCTATCTGTTTTTTATACATTCTTCTGCTCTGATATCTGATAAGAAAAAGGGGCATATATTCGGGTCTGGCATGATGGATATGCCCCTGAAGATGTTCCATTATCTTGGAGAAGGAGTTAAGAGTTAATTGTCTTTTGACAGGTCATACATAAAGTCCTGCCGAATTTTTCTGTTGAGTAATTAGCCACTTTCTCGGTTATTCCGGCACCGCAATCGTCACAGTAGAAATCTTTTGCAGCTTGTGTATCCTGCTTAATTTTGTTTACTACTGGCTGCACTGTTGGTTGGGTTTCAGAAGGCAGGTCATCAAAATCTTGAGTAAATATTTCTGAAAGACTTGCAACTGTCAATACTGCGTCAATTTGCGCACGCTTTTTTGCCATTTTAAGGATGGTGTTGGCTTTTGAATTGGCATCAGCTTCTATCTCATATTTGTAAAAAGTACCCTTTGCTGATTCAATCTTTCTCTTTTTCAATAGTTCTTTGTCAGTTCCGGGCGGGAGGTCTTTTTCATATACAAATTCGTAAGCCCATTTTTTTTCTTTTGAGTTTGCATGGCCTAAGCCCTCGGTTATCTTTTGACCGTTCTTGAGCAGCGTACATTTTACTGTATAAGCAAAAAAGCCTTTGTCCTCAAAACTTTCAGTGTGTTCAACAAGTTCGTAACTTGAGGTAATACTTAAAGCCATAAGAATTTTCTCCGCCCCCGGTTTTAAAAGTGTGGGTTTGTCTCCGCAGCCTTGAATTTTACCGTAATCATGGTTTTCTGTAAGTATGTTTTTTAATGTGCTTTGAAGCGTTTTAACCTTTGTAAGTGTTGCTGAAACAAGATTTACATCTAAGTCATTGATTAAAGACAGCTGCGGTATTGTTTCTACTATTGCGTTTTGTGCCATTATTCGGTCTCCTTGTTTTTAGTAATTCTCATAACCCTTATTGATTTTTCACACATATATCGTTGTGCTAAATCAGGGTTTTCATTTTTAAATGTTTCAGTGTCGATTCTTCGCTGAATTTGAGATTTCCACGTAACTTTATACTTGTCAGTGATAAGCCCGGCCTTGTCTGCAATCATAGTTTTGAGCTCTGTTTCAATTTCTCTTTTTTCTTTTTGCAATTCATCAATGTGCATTTTTATTTCTTGCAGATAAGCAACCCTTTCGTCCATTTCCTGGACCTGAACGAGGTCAGCTGTATGATGTGAATAAATCTGTGCCAGAACCTCATCATCTTCGGGCATAATAACAGGTGGGACTCTATCTTGAACCATCTTCCAGAATTTAAGGGACTTTTCAACCATCATATTAAAGAGGTCTTTGTCAAATTCTATGGGCTTGTAATCAAACTTCTGCCCGCCTATCAAGCAAGCTATCCAGCCTGTTTTACGTCCTGTTATTCCCAGGTACCAGATAACCTGTAAAACATACTCTTTAGGTATTTTATTTTCCCATTCTTCCAACTTATATGCAGAACAGGTTTTGCACTCCAACAATTCATCTGTACCTGTCACAAGTCGGTCAACATGAGCAACTAAAAAAGGATAATCCGGATGGATGTATGTCTTAGGGGCCTTTCTGACTTGCTTACCTGTTTTTTCACTAAATAAATCAGCCACAAAGCCCTCAAGTCTTGTGCCCATCTCTACAGATTCATTGGTTGATAAATCGGTTTTTATCTTGCCTGTTTTCTCTGCCCATAGCCTGTAAGGCGTTGACCACCTGCTCTGGCCCATAACAGCAGCAATATCTGAACCGCCAATGTAGCTCATACGTTCTTCTTGTGTAAACATTAAGACACCTTCTTTACATTCTTTTGCGCCATACGTTTGAGGCCTTCAAAAATACCTTCTTTGCAGCATTCATCTGTGTGAGAACAATCTGATGGATAGTCTCTATGTACACAGTAACAGCAGGCTTCCTGTTCATTCATAAAATTAGTTGCTATATTCAGCATTTCTAATAAAGTTTCGTTATTGTACATTAGTGCACCCCCTGCAAAAGTTGCAAAAACGGTTCTGCAGCACAAAAGAAGATATATGCCGCCACAAAGAACACAACTGTCAACAACGCGTCTATGCAGATTGATATAAATTCTTTGTTTGTCATGCTGTTTGCTCCTTATGCTGTTTGTTTTTTACTTCTCTTGTATTCTCTTAGCCACGCTTTATATTCTTTTTGATGTACCGGGTCTTCGAAGTATTGTTCAACTTTTCTTAGCAAGCATCTTGCGTGCAATTGAAATTCTATTTTAGGTATTTCTTTTGGGTTGATTTCTGCCATTATTGGGTTCCATATTTAAAAACTTTTGTAAATTTGCATTATTCAGTTTTAGGTTTTTACATCTTCTTTGTTTTGATAGACCAAATTTTCATTGCAAAATAAAGGCACTATAAGTAAGCACCTTGCCTTCGCAGATGTTTTAAGTTAAAATTATTTGGTAAACAAAATAGATTAATTTTTTATCATAATAAAACTATTTAGTTTTGTTGTCAATAGGTAAATTATGCAAAATCGTTTTAAAGAATTTAGAAAAACATTAAGACTTAATCAGGAAGAATTAGCTAATAAGCTTGAAATTCCCTATCAAACAATAAGTAAATACGAACGTGGAGAAAATAAACCCTCTGCGGATGTACTAACAAAGTTAGGTGAAAAATGTAACTTAAACATTGATTGGCTTTTGACTGGTAGAGGAGAAATGTTTATAAATAATGAGTCTAACAATATAACGACTATTGAGCTCACAAAGGGTCAAGTTTTAAAAGTCATATCCAAAGACTAAGTTTGAGGTATGTTAATGGCACTTTTAAAAGATGAATTAAAATCATATATTGTAAAAGCTGGATTTTCTATGAGAAAGCTAGCAGACCAATTAACACAAAAAACTGGTAAATCAGTAACTGTACAAAATATTAGTAATAAATTCTCTAAAGAAACT